ACTTAATTCTTTAAGTACTTCGTAAACAATAAGGTCTTTATTAATATTTAAACGAGATATAACACCCAAATCAACTGAATTTTTTATAGTAATTATATCATTTACTTCTACTAAATTATTAGGATGTTTTATAGTTACTCTAAAATAATCCGTTTTTAAAATTTGTATTATATCAGCTTTTAGAGAATTTGGTAAATTATCTGTTTTAAATGCAGTAAATTGAACTTCTTGGGTATAAGAATTATAATTTATTGAAAAATTATTATATACAGGATTTTCAGTAGTTGAAGTAATTCTAGGTACACTATTCATTGATAATGTTAAAGCAGTCATTAAATTCGTACCATCGTAATTACCTTCATTAATTTGAACAGAATAAATATTATTACCATCATCTAAATGTTTCCAATAAATTTTATTATTTTTATTAGGACCTGAATTTTTTATTAAATAATCTATAAAAGTAAATTCTGAACTAATTAATTCAATTCTAACTACATTATTAAAATTCTTTTTTAATCTCATTGTATAATTATTTGCATCTGGATAACCTTCTATAGTATTTATAATTCTCATAACTTGAATTTTAGAACCTCCTGCAATACCAGAATAAATAGCTTTAAAGTTAGTTTTAATAGTAAAATTATCTGAACTATTTACTTGATAAACTTCTTGATAACCTTGTAACTTTAAATAATTAATAGGATAATCAGCATTAATTCCATTTGTTGGAATACCAAATATATCCATATAAGTTATTTTATAAAAATCTGTAATTTCATAAACTGTAAAATCAGTTGAATAGTAATTAAATGGTAGTGTTATTAATAAATAATTTGGATCTAAATCACTTGCACTAGTAACTTTAAAATAATCTAATATATTTTGATTAAATTCATTTATATTATTAATTACAGAAGGTAAATTTATATCAAAAACACCTATTAATGAATTTAATGGAATATTTCCATAAAAATATATATTTTCTATAGTACTTGCATCAGCAACAGAAATGTTAATTTGTAATTTATTAAATAAATTCAAATATGATAAATCAACTGTATGTGGAATTTTAATAAATAAATATTGACAATTTTGAAATAAGTACATACCACCGCTTAAAACTTGTGAAAATGATTCTACATTTTGTATAATAATTGTATCTCCTTGATTTAAATTATGTTTAGGATAATAAAATTGAATTAATGATGAATCTTTAGTGAAAGTTAATGGATTAGTAGGTAAATAACTAACATTTGCTGAGTAAATATTTTTTGGATTTTTATCTCTAAAAGTACTATCAACATTAATTAAAGAAACTTTAAATTCTTCTTTTTTATAAAATTTATCATAATCTGCTAAAATTTTATCTTTATGTAATTGATTAGCTTTATTTTTATTTTCATCTTCTATATTAATTTCCATTATTAATATTTATGATAATTATTTTTTATAATAATTATTTTTTATTACAATTACACAAAAAATTATTAAAATGATACTTGCTATTAAATAAAATTGATTTGTTTTTAAAAATTTAAATATACTAAAGTTTTCTTTTGGTTTAGTGATATTTAAGTTATCAACTATTTTTTTAAATTGACAATCATAAATTGAATTTATTAAAGTTATTATATCTGAAAAATTTTCTTTATAACATTTACTATCTATTGTAAAATCATTTATTTTTGAATTAGATATTCCTTCTATAATTTTTTTAAAAGCTTGATAATTATTATTTATTTTTTGGATTAATAAATTATGATCTATTTCAAGATGTTCTTTTGGTTTAGTTACATTTTCCTCACCATTTATTGAGTAATCTATAATTGTTACTTGTTCTTTAGAGACAATAAATTCATTTATTAATGCTTGTAAAACCTTTTTAATTTGAGTTTCTATAGTTTTTGTATTAATTATTACTTTTTCTTCAGATTCCATTATATATATTTAGTAAAAATCTTAATTATAAAAAAATTGCAGTATTTATTTAAAGATAAATTATTGTTATAGTTTCAATGTCAAAACCAAAAACCGCAATTAAATCTGACGCCAGTAAATATGATAAAGTTTCTCCTCGTGAACATGTATTAATTAGACCAGATACTTATATTGGCGATATTGAACCGACCACTGAAGAAATGTGGATTTATAAGGAGGATAAAATAGTTAAACAAAAAATTACTTATACACCAGGCTTTTTAAAAATATTTGATGAATTAATTGTTAATGCGCGTGATGCAAGTGTTAATGATCCAACATGTGATACAATTAAGATTGAGTATAATAAAGAAGAGGGCTATATAAGTGTTTTCAATAACGGTGATATTGGTATCCCTGTTGAAGAACATCCTGAACATAAAGTGTTAGTTCCTTCAATGATTTTTGGTGAGCTATTAACTAGTTCTAATTACAATGATGAAGAAAAGAGAACAACAGGGGGTCGTAATGGGTATGGAAGCAAAATTGCAAATATTTTTTCAACTCAATTTATTGTCGAAGTAATAGATGCAAAAAGAAAGAAAAAATTTGTTCAAAAATGGAGTGAAAATATGAGTGTAGCAGAAAAAGCAAAAGTAACAGATTTAACAGCAAAAACAATTAAATCACATGTTAAAGTAACTTGCTATCCTGATTTTGCAAGATTCAAATTAGAAAATTTAGAAAATGACCATTATTCATTATTCTATCGCAGATGTATTGATGTTGCGGGTGTAACTAATGGTAAATTAAAAGTATCATTTAATGATATTAAAATTAATTCAAATACTTTTAAAAGTTATGTAGAATTATATTATCCTGAAGCAAAAGAAGAAATGTATTTTGATATAGATGATAGATGGTCTGTAGGATGTTTATATAAACCTGATGCAGGTGGTGAAGTAGTATCTTTTGTAAATGGTATTTCAACTTATAGAGGAGGTACTCATTGCAATCATGTAATTGATAATATATTAAAAGTAGTAATTAATGACCATATTAAAAAGAAGGAGAAAGATATTAAAGTAACTCCATCTTTATTAAAAGACAATTTAATATTTTTTATTAATTCTACTATTGAAAATCCAGCATTTTCGTCTCAAACAAAAGATACTTTAACTACAAAAGCAGAAAAGTTTGGTTCTAAATATGAACCAACACAAGTATTTTTAAAGAAAATTGCTAAATGTGGTATTGTAGAACAAATTATTCAATTAATTAAATTTAAGGAAAATAGTAATTTGAAAAAGACCGATGGTAAGAAACAAATTAAATTAACTGGTATTCCTAAATTAGATGATGCTAATAAAGCTGGTACTAAGGAATCCTCTAAATGTACATTAATTTTAACAGAGGGAGATTCAGCTAAAGCATTTGCTATGGCTGGTCTTGGTATAATTGGAAGAGATTATTTTGGAGTTTTTCCATTAAAAGGTAAGCTCTTAAATGTTCGTGAAGCAGCAACTAAACAATTATCAGAAAATGAAGAAATTAATAATTTAAAACAAATCATTGGATTAAAACATGGAATGGATTATTCTGATGAAAATACATTCAATCAATTAAGATATGGTAGAGTATTAGTACTGACTGATCAAGATGTAGATGGTAGTCATATTAAAGGCTTATTTATGAATTTTATTCATTGTATTTGGCCAAGTTTATTAAAAAGAACTTTCGTAACCTCATTATCGACACCAATTGTAAAAGCAACAAAAGGAAAAGATGTAATCATATTTTATAATTTAACTGAATATGATACTTGGAAGGAGACTCCTAAAAGTGCAGGTTACAAAACAAAATATTATAAGGGTCTTGGTACTTCTACTTCTGCAGAAGCTAAAGAATATTTTATTGATATTGAAGATAAGTTAATTAATTACTTTTGGCAAAGTGCTCAAAAGGGATTTGAAATTAAGAAATCAAAAGAAATTGATGTAGATGAAACATTACTTATTAAAGATGATAAAGATGAAGACGAAGATGCAATAACTTTAGCCTTTGATAAAACTCGTGCTGATGATAGAAAAGAATGGTTAATGAAATATGATAAAAATAATATCTTAAAATATGAAAATAAGAAAGTATCATTTAATGATTTCATACATTTTGATTTGATACATTTTTCTAATGATGATAATAGTCGTTCTATTCCATCTTTAATTGATGGATTTAAACCTTCTCAACGTAAAATCTTATATGGTGCTGCTCTTCGTGGTCTAGATAAAGATGAAGTGAAGGTAGCACAATTAGCTGGTTTTGTTTCTGATAAAGCAGCATATCATCACGGTGAAGCATCTTTAATGGGAGCAATTATTGGTATGGCACAAAACTTTGTTGGTTCAAACAATATTAACGTATTAAAACCTAATGGACAATTTGGGTGCGTAGATCCAGAAACTAATATTTTATTATGGGATTCATCAATTAAAAAAGCAAAAGATGTAATTGTAGGAGATAAATTAATTGGAGACGATGGTTCACAACGAATTGTTTCAAAGATTATTAAAGGAGTTGATACAATGTATAAAATTAAAAATGGAAATATGGATGATTATATTGTAAATAGTAATCATATATTAACTTGTCAACTATCTGGACATAAATCAATATATTGGAAGGAATCCAATAAATCATGGAAAATGCTTTATTATGATGAAAAAAATAAAATCTTTGGAGAAAAATCAATTTCAACAAATGAATCACTAGGAATTCATTTTAATAAATCAACTTTATGTAAAAAAGAAGCTTATAATAAAATGGTAGAATTTAGTAGAACAATTCAAGATTGCCCAATATTTGATATCAATTTACAGGATTATCTTAAATTATCAAAATATATTAAAGAACATATTAAAGGTTTATTAAATAGTTCGGTTATTCAATGGGAAGAACAAAGTATTGATATTGACCCTTATATATTAGGAGCATGGTTGGGTGATGGAATGAGTGATTGTCATGCATTTGCTTCAATTGATCATGAAATAATAAAAGCATGGGCAATTTGGTTAGATAATATTGGTTGTGAAACAGTACATTGTCAAAATTATAATGAACATGAAAGTTGTACCTATTATATCAGAAGACGTGGTTCAGGGAAAGATAATACAGTGTATCCAATAGGAAATAAAAATAATTCTTGTAAAACATGCAAAGGCTGTATAACTTCAAAAATTATTACTGGTGCATGTGATTGGACATTTGATAAAAAAGAAACAGAATTCATATGTGATGGAACTAATATTAATAATAATGATGCGATAAACTTAAATCCATTCAATGAAATTATGAAAGCTAATAAATTATATAAAAATAAACATGTTCCAATAAATTATATTGTAAATTCTAAAGAAAATAGATTAAAATTATTAGCTGGAATGATTGATACTGATGGATGTCTCCGAGTACAAAAAAATGTTTGTAGTTATAGTATAGCTCAAAATTTTAAGAGAAAACATATATTGGAATCAAT